CCTATAAGTTCTCCGGTTATCTGCTGGTCACCAACAACGACATTCTTTATAAGACCGGAATGAGCATAGAAATATTCCATTGCTGCTTTTCCGATATTTGAAAAGTCTATGTTGGCATATTTAATATCTGCTGTCTCTGATTTTAAATAATTATTATATATATTCTGTAACTCATTGTTAATAGATACAATCGTTTCTGCCTGTACTGTATTAGTCTTAACCCATTCTGCATCAACTTTCTTAGCTATAAGATCCTTTGCCAATATCAAATCAGAATATATTCTCTCATTCTGCTGTGTTGTCGGCCCTTTAAAGTCAACTTCCTGCTCTGTCTGTGTCTTGCCATAAGATGTTATAGTCATCGTAAGACCACCATCATATTCCTGCTGGATGTTCATCACAGGCACCTTGTAGGTATCTTCACCATCTTCCACAGTAATCATATCCCACGGATCCAGTCGAACATCTCCTAATGTCTTAACAGATGCACCTCTGTAACTGAAACCACTAAGCTTCTTAAAGATATTATCAAGCCTGTCCTGTGTCATAAATGGATTATCAAATGTAACACCAAGTATTCCACCGCCAGATGTTAAAGTTGTAGAGTTATCAACATTACATGATAACTTTTCCAGATTATAATTGCTTTCATCTTTCTCAAAGCTCACTATCCTTGTCACATCCAGCTTATAATCCACATCTAAATACCACTTAATAACAATAGTTCCTGTTCTATCAACACATGCAAAGCCACCTGCCATAGAAGCGATATATCCTATCATTTCCCTGTATGTATATCCCGCAGGCTTTGTTGATATCATTATCGAAGAATCTATATTACTTACATCCACAGGAACACCACAGTCGGTGCTTATCTCATTCAGAACTGATACAGCACTTGCAGGATATGTAAGATTCGATACATATAGCCCTGTTGTTTTCATCATTCTGTCATAAGCTGTAAATGTTGTAATTGCCTGGTCATTTGTTGGATGTTCAGCAGTAAAAAAGCCAACTGGAATATACTCATACTTTCCACTTGGCAGCTTCAATCCTATCTCTATCGGTATCTCTGTATTCTCAAACAGCTCATCTATTCTCTTAATACTAAGTTCAATCTTTGCCGATACTGCAGATCCTAACTGCAGGTATTCTTCACTACTGCTTGAAGTTTCATAGCTAAGCTTCTTAAAGTTAGCATATATCCACTTATCATTTATCTTAAGTCTGACTTTGAATGTTCTTGACGGACTTCTTATCATCGTTTTAAATGCATCTGTTACATTGTTATACATAGGCTATTCTCCTATCATTCACACTCTGCTATAAGCACCTTTAAATTCTTTGCAATAGCATAATTAAGCTTTACAGGAAAATGTCCGTTAATCCCCTGTAACTCTACTGCCTTGTTTCTTATATCACTAACCTTTAATGTCTGTTTCATATGCTCTCCTTACTGCTGAATAATCGACACACTTGCACTTCTGTAATAGAAAATACCATCATCAAGCTCCCCTATTACTTCCTTGCTTAGTGTACCTCTGTAACTTGTTATTGTTATATCCTGTCCATCATCATGAAATGTTATTGGGAAGAATCCGGCAACAAGCTTACTCTTAATAAGAACCAGCTCATCTTCCTGAAGAACTCCCCAGGATATAGATAAGGTCTTCTTTTCAGCAACTACATCACCTAACATTGTTCCGTCAAGTGCTCGTCCTGTTGAAGAAGACCATATAATCTCATCATCCACTTTGATGGACACAGGAGCTGGAAGCTCCTGATTGTCACATCTTAGTATCAATTCATCACATCCTTGTTAAGTTATAATCTCACATTTTCCTGTCTGCTTTGTATGCTCGTTAATCTTATCAACTACATACTTCTTAAGGCTCTTTCCATCTAACTGTATATCAAGATCTAATGCTTCCAGTATCTTAAGGATCTGCTTAAGAATACTTATAGCTTCAGCTAACAGTTCAGCACTGGATGCCATAGCTGCTGCCTTCTGTGCCATATCGATAAGCTTATCCTCTGGTGCTACAACTTCTCCCTGGTGTTTATTATCACCAATCATTGCAAGCTGTGGAGTGTTTGGCTTTACATATCCACCTTCTGCAAGGTATGGGATACTACCAAATCCAACTTCCGGTAAATCAAACCCGAAATGGTCACCACCTATAACCGGTACCCAATCAGGTACATCAAAGCTTAAAGCATTCACCCTGCGGACTATCCAGTTAATACCACTTTCTAATCCATCAAGCATACCATTTATAAGTCCGATTACCATATTAATAGGTCCTTTGGCTATGTCTGCAATTAAAGAGAATATTCCACCAAAGGCATCCACAATGCCATTCCAGGCTCTTGACCAGTCACCTGAAAATACCCCAGCAATAAAGTCAATCAATCCACCAAATATCTGCTTTACGTCACCAAATATATTAGAAACATTTTGCAAATAAGCATTCATTATATCGCCTATAAAGCCGAAGCTATCTGAAAAATCTATGTTAAAAATATTCTGTAACCAGTTATCAAATGAAGAAAATGCAGACTTTATATCCTGCCATATGCCTTTGAACCAGTCACCTGCTTTACACCATTTATCAGTAATCCAATCCCAGCATTTTCCTGCTGCATCCTTAACTACATCCCAATGTTTTACTAACTCGTATATAGCCACACCTAATGCTGCTAAAGCCACTATAACTAATGTTATAGGACTTGTTAATACTGACATAGCAACACCTAATGCTGTTGTAGCTGCTGTGGCTAACCAAGTAGCCGCTGCATGTGCTGCTGTGGCTGCTGTATCTGCTATTTTAGATGCCGTTGATATTCCCCATTGTATGGTCTGAGAAACTAATTCCTTTGTTGCCAATGCCATATTTACAATAAAATCTTTTATTCCTGTGGTAACATCTACAGCTTTATTTTTTGCTTTCTCTGCAGTATTCTTTACCCACTCTATTGATTGAAGTGCTAACTCCTTAGTTGCCTTTGCCATATCAATAGCCAGGTTCTTAATATTTCCACCTATATCAACAGCTTTATTCTTAGTCTTCTCAGCAGTATTCCTTACCCATTCAACAATATCATCTTTCAATGCTATAGTTGATGCTTTAATATTAGTTACTAAGTCCTTAATACCTTTTACTGTATCTGATTGCAGGATATTTACCTTAAACCAAGTAGTATAATATATTTCAAGCTTTGATATGGATTGTATAATGCTTTTAACAAAATCTTTTGCATACATAGAACAAAGCTGAATTGTTTCAAACCTATCAGCTATTTTTGCTAATGTACAAGCATGTATTGCCGCTTTCATTTTATTTATAATTCCGACAACACCACCAGCATTCATAAGAAATTCTGCTAAATCTACCACTTTCCAAGCTGCTGCAAATGCTCCTATTGTTATCACTATTGCATCAAATGGACCTTGATTATCCTTTATCCAATCAGATATACCATCTAATGCAGATGCCAATCCTTTCAGAACATCAACAATAACTCCACCAGTCCAACTCGCCACAGGCTCAAGGAAATTATCCCAGATCCACATCCACAATGGTTTCAATGCATCTAACGCACTATTCAGTACATCTAAACAGCCTGCTAATACATCAAGAAATGCCGGAAGCAAATCTTCTATAGTCCACTTGGCCAAAGGAACAAATATATTGTAATAAGCCCATTCCAATCCAGCGAACAACTTCTCTGTTAATGGTTGTGCGGCTTTCTTGAGGTTATCAAGAGATGTTATTAAATTCTCAAAGGATATTGCTTTAAGTGGCTCTAATGCCTTCTTGACTTTATCTGCCATATCAGATATTGCACTAGAAACATTAGATGTACTTCCACTCACATCTGGTACAAGGTCAACGCTTCCGATTCCTGAAGATGTTACACCTGAACTACCGCTTGAATCAGAACTATCATCTGTTGGCTCTGTCAGCTTATTTATCTGGTCAAAGCCTGCAAGGGACTTCTCAATATCCTTTGCTGTCTTCTTAGCTGCATCTCCTATTCCACTTACATTATCTGCAGCACCTCCAGCATCATCTCCTATGCCTGCTATATCAGCACTTATACTTCCCATAGAGGATGATATATCGGCACCTGTAAGCATCTGCACGAAACTAGCAAATCCATCTGCCACTTTCTGCAATCCTGCAAGCAGACTATTAAATCCACGCAGAATAGGTGTAAACAATGCTATGAAGCCTTTACCAAGACTAGCCTTTAACTGCTGAAACCTTAATGTAAGTATTCTTGTCTGGTTCGCCCAGGAGTCCTGTGTCTTAACAAAATCTCCTGTAGCATTGGATAATGCACTTGTTACATATTGATAACGTAGCATTACCTTTTCCTGCTCTGTCATCTTGGCTGTGGTCTTACCGAAGCCATTATTAAGAGCATACTGGTCTAAGTTGGTCTGAGTCATAATCACACCCAAGTCCTTGAGCGTTTCAGTCTCACCAGTCCAGATAGATTTCAGCTTTGTATATGCTTCGTCCGTTCCAAGATTATAAAATGATGCAACATCACCGGTTAATCCTGTAACATTTTCAGCCATATCCAATGCCGCCTTACCTGTAATACCCATAGCATTACTCATCTGGCCAAACACACCCATATACTTCTTAGCCGATAATTCCGATAAGCCAAAGTTAGTCATAGCATTGGAAGCCCACTGGTCTGCCTGCCAACTTAAGTCCTTAAATGCTGTATCAACAACATTCTGCACTTCTGTTACATTGGAACCTACTTCTATGCAGTCTTTCGTTAACTTAGTAACTGCTGCTATACTTAGTCCTGCTGCTATCTTCTTACCAAGCCCAGAAAAGATAGTTGTTGCCTGCTTAGCTGCCTTATTAGAAGCTCCTGTAAGCTGATTAACTATCTGTGAGCTGTCTATGCCAAGTTCCAGAGCTATCTGTCCTACTGCATCTGACATTCTCCCTCCTTTCTGGCACGAAAAAAGACTGCCTACTTCTTAGAGTAAGCAGCCTTAAAGTCTCTTTGTAATCGTGTCCAATATTCTATATACTGTGGTGTTCCAACCATTTTTCTATTACGCTTCAGAAGCCAGTCATCATGTATCTTTTTCTGTTCCTTAGTAAAGCTGTTGATAACCTTAATATCTTTCTCCGCCCTTATACTTACCACTCTTCCAAGTGGTGTTTCAGGCATTATACCGGATAATAAAGAACAGAATTCAGACCAGGACATATCATCATCTGCACGTAATCTTATGCCATACTGTGACAGGAAGCTTGATTCTATCAGTTCCCAGTCATCCCACAAGTCATAGTACGTCTCACTTTGAGGGTGTCTGTTCCTCGCCGTATGTTCCTGTGGCAACGCTCATAATTGTGTTGTACATTTCCTTATACTCAGGAAGTGGTAAGTCCATATCCTCAATCTTATCAGCAGCTTCCTTGCCAACGAGCATTTCAAGAGCCTTTACCATAAAGCCAATACCATTGTCGCCATCTTCGCTAACTTTCTTCTCTGCCTCACTAGCCATAGCCTGTACGCATAGGATATTGTTCTTTCGATTGTTAACAGTTACAACCAAATCCTCTGTAATACGAATCATAGGTAACTGGTTAGTAATCTTCATAGATATGTCTATCACTTTAAAATCTGTCTTTGCCATTATCTTTTTTCCTCTCATTTCTTTTATACTAAGCTGCATGTTCAATATATGTTGGTCTTCCATCAGACTGTGCTTCCCACTCAAGAGCTTCAGTACTTGTAGAATCACCTGCCATACTCGTTACATTAATAACCGCCGGAATAATAAGCTGATCAAGATTAGGGAAAATAATTGATAGCCACGTATTACAATCCTGTCCGGTCTTAGTTGCAAGACTTGCAACATAATCGTTACCTGGATCACCATAATTACGCTTACCACCCATTGATATTCCTATTGACTTAGCTGTCATTAATCGTCTGGTCCATCCGCCCTGATCCATTGGCTTCCATTCTTCCATGCTTCCATCAATAGAAACGCTAAGGCTTTCTGCATCTTTAACAACAACTGTTGTTATAGACTCTGGTGAATCCGCCTTCTTTCTTCCAGCTGTACATATGCCAAACTTTATTTCATATACTGGATTTACATCTTCTTTTGCTACTGCTTCTGCACTATATCCGGCTATTTTAGTATTTTCTGCCATACTTTTACCTACCTTTCATAATAAATATCTAATTCTATTACACACTCAAAGATACCATTATCATCTGTTCCTACATCTACAGGTTCATCAACCTGCATCTTCGTGAAGAATACTCTGGTACCATTGATAGTAACTCTCTTGGTGTCTCTAAGCATATTATAAAGCTGTTCAGCAGCTTTCTCTGTGTCTCTTACACTCTTATTCCAGTGCACCAATACGCTTACAGACTTTACACGATAGGAACTGTTTTTTATACCGCCTATCGCCATCTGTACAGGTCTTTGTCTGCTAGAGTTATATATCCCTATACTCTTATCCTTTTTGTCGTCTAATTTTCCACAATACACGTTAGTATTAGCGGCAAGTCCAAGACCTGCTATATAATCTCTTACATCACCTATTCCTAACATCACACCCCCGCATTCTTCCTATACAGCTTAGCAAATGTATCAGGAGCAAAATTCTTTTTTCTACCATCCTTAAGATAATCATCAAGCCATCTGCCCTTGGCATTAGCATTACCTTCATGTCTCTTACCTTTTTCGTCAGTCCAAGGTGTCCGATGGAAATTATATTCAGGATGATAATATAACCGTCTTGCATACGGTGTGCTGGATACAAGTTCGACCTTGCCATTAGCAATATCCTGTGTATATACGAATGTACTCTCATTCTGCAAAGCACCCGTATCTCTTGGCATTACCTGACATTGCACCACATTGGTATGTATAGCCTCTGCTGTCTGTGCAAGTGATACCTGCGCTGCCGCTGTTAATCTTCTTACCATAGGCATATTTAGCTTAACTGTAGACTTAACATTCTTCGCCATTACATCACATCCAATCTTACATAATTAACTGTACCATCCGGATTACGGCACTTTATACCCTTGTATATATGTCTTGTTACACCGAACACTGTTATATCACCTTTAGTAATAACAGGAAGTTCCGGTGCAATATCTCCAGGAATAAGTGCGCACCCTTCAAGCTTTATAAGCACCTTTTCTGCTGTTAATTCTGTCTTACCGCTGTCCTGATAGTTGCATAAACCATCCCATATAACAGGTTCAAGAGGCTCTCCGTAGACATTTCTGCCTTCCTGCTCTATCTCTACATGTATTTCTGTCTTACACATGCTCTTTAATATCAAGCAAGGGTATCTCATTCTCACACCCCCAGACTTAAGCAGCACAAGCCTGTCTGGCAAAGCACCCGGTATGTATCACGCTTTACAGCAATTCCATTCTGCACAAGAACATTCCAACTGCTGCCAAACTGCATAGATACTCCATTTACAGCATAATTCTGCAAGACACAATTAATCATGTCTTCATTCTCATACTCAAAATCAGCCATATCACAGCATACGTCTATGACTATTGCCTGCTGGAACTCTGTCAGATTATCAAAGCCTCTTGATGTTATACGATTAAAAGTAAGCGAGTCGATATGCCGGCTCGCCTGTTTTAATCTTCGTTCTATCTGTTCATCCGGGATAAGATTATGCTCACTCAGGTACTGTTCTTTACTTGCATATACCATAGGCTCACGCTTCCAAGGCAGCTCTAATCTTCTTTATGATGCCTTCCTGTGATGTTGCCTGTCCGATATCTATGCCCTTATCCTTTGCAAATGCAGTTAATTCTTCAACTGTCATAGCTGTTAAATCGACTGTTTCCTGCTTTTCTGTCTTAAGTGCATTAAGTTCATCAAGTACCTTCTTATACTGCTCATATGGAACAGTCTTGCCTCTTCCATAAGCTATAACGTTGCCCTTATCATCAACAATATCATAGCCATCAGCAATATAGCGCTTCTGCTCCTGCTCCGCTATTGTATATTCCTTATTAGCTTTTACTGCCTTCATCATATACCTCCTATTCTCCGTCTACATTCATAGCACAGCCGTCTGCCTTTTTCTCAAGTAAGAAAAGGTCGCCATAGCAACGATTCTGATAAAGGTAGCCATCTGCTGTCCTTGAATCTGTTCCTGGTGTGAAGAGCTTGATGTAACTGTACTTATCACGACAAACTACGCAAGATGTATGAATAAGGATCATATTAATCTGCTTAGCTGTTCCAGAAGCAACACAGCCCTCTGTAAATTCATACTTTGTCTTCATTCTTGCAGATGGTACGCTCTTAAGCTTTACATCATCAAGGCTGTGTACCTTACGATTGACTGCATTAGAGCCACCTGAGACATCCATAGTTCTCTGTATTCCCTCTGCCTTCTTGGCAATCTTCATCATCTTCGGAGTAAGATAAAGGATCCTGCCTTCCTCTGGAACACCAGCCTCGTCCATAGCTTCCATCATATCATCAAATACATCTAAGAAGTTAGCAACTGTAATAGCTGTTGTGTTGATATTGCCCGCCTTATATGTATTAAGCTCTGAATAAAGCTTAGAGAATCTGTAGCTATCCTTTTCAGGAATAGCCTGCTCTGTTTCAAATGTGTTCTGAATGTTAGCAACTGATAATGTTAAATTAGTCTCATCAATATCCATTGGATCCACAAAGAACTCTATATCTCTATCGTGAGATAACTTCTTTGGCTCCCAGTCATTGCTTAATGTACCAGCATTAAAGCCTGGTGTTCTTGTGTGGTCTTTATAACCACTTACTGTCATTCTTGGTAACTTGATTGTCTGTGCATTGATAAATGTTACCTGTGGATTAGACTGTGTTAAATCGTCTGAGCACAGCTCCTTTGCGTACTTCTGCTGTAAAAGCTGTGTAAATTTTTCTGCATACTCATATACCGACATATAGTTTTACCTCTCTTTTCTTATAGTCCGAAGGCTCTCTTAAGAGCCTCTTCATTTGCCTGGTTAGTGTTGCCGCCTCCTGGTCCTCCTATCTGGAATCCATCATTGTTCTCTGTGCTTGGCTTAAGTGCAGGTACATCCTTTAGAACCTGTTCAAGTGCAGCTTTAACATTGTCCTCTGATATCTTTCCATCTGTACCTTTTGCCTTGCTGAAATCAGCCATCTTTAGCACATATGGTACTGTCTTGGCTTCTATGCCAAGTGTTATAGCTACCTGTGTAGCCGCAAGCTCTATACGAGCCTGTTCAGCATCTTTCTGTGCCGCTGCCACTTCGTTCTGAAGACTAGCGTTAGCATTCTGCTGTGCGTTTGCCTGCTGCTCTTTACTCTGCTTAAATGCCGTGATTGCCTGATGAAGTTCATTTTCTGACAATCCCTGCTGCATAAAGTAGTCCTTAATAACAGCATTCTCTTTCTTGGCAGTTGCAGTATTAATCATTTCCTGTAATCTGTCATAATCAACACCAGCTGTCTGCTGATTATTCTGACCACCCTGCTGTCCTGCCTGTCCGTTGTTGTTGCTTCCAGCGTTCTGGTCGCCGTTACCATCCCCGCCCTCTGCGAAGAACTGTAAATTAATAGGTAATGTCTTTCCCATCACTCTATCTCCTTTCTTCCGTTTACCGCCCGTCGGCATTTTCCTAAAGTTTATTGCCATTAAGTTTTGGGCATATAAAAAGGACGTCCATTGCTGAACGTCCCAGATATCAATATGATATTATCTATTTTATTGTATTCAATACTTCTTTGAGCTTATTCACTATAGACCTTTGTCTTGAATATAACATATATATAGTTGCTGCAGATTCGTCATTATCTATAAGAGATTCACCCTCCGCAAATGCTGTCTGAACAAATCCTAATGTTGCTGTTGTCTGTTCCAGTTCATACAAAGCATTCTCAAAATCAATTTTAGCAGACATATTACACCTCCATATTCATCTGTGCGTTAGTGTTCTGTATCTGTTCTTTCAGAACCACAGGCAACCTATAACCTTCAATTATGGATATTGCTGTATCACACTGTCTACGCTTGATTGACTTGTAGGAAGTAACCTGAAACTGTCTCTTCAGCTCTCTGTATATATCTGTGTATACCTTACCACTCAAAGACTTATCGTGGTAGGCATTACTATCTTTACCACCTAAGGCACGAGTTCCAACCTTACGAACTGCTGTTGTAATTCTGTCACATTCAATATTCATCAGTGGCATATCCTGCTTAAAGTCTTCCAGCTCCTGCTTAACTTCGTCTATCTTATCATTAACTTCAAGTATTGCCTGGCTCTGTAACTGGAGCTGTTCTAATGCTGTACGTGGCTTGCTGTGCTGTATATGTTCTTCCATATCGTGAAAACGGTTAATGTATCTTGCTGTAAATTCTGTTCCCTTTGTGCCTGTAAGCTTATGTGCTATAAATTCACAGCCTTTCTTGGTTACATTGTAGCAAGGCAAAGCTCGTCCAGTACTATCCTTATATGTACTTTCCGTAAAGAAATCACTCAACGCAATTTTGCTTTCAGCTAATTGCTCTGAATATCTACGGATATCGCGTATCAAATCAGTATGTCTTTTATTTACCATTTCTGCTACTTCAACACTTGTAATTGTCTGTTCAATCTGTATCATTTCAATTATCTCCTTTTAAATTTGCTTGAAAGAAGTTCCCCAAAATGATATGATATATTTATCAGTGGGAAACCTCTGTATTTAAAGGATTAGTTGTGTGGGTCGCCAAACTTTCAACAACTAATCTTTTTTAATTTCTGACTTTAATTTCTGAATACCCCGGCGGATAGCTTCTGCCTTTTCAACTTTTTCCTGTTCACAATATTTTTGTATAATTTGTGAATGTTCATTATCTAAACGAATGGTTATCCTATCCGATTTGGGATTATCAGACTTCGGTCTTCCTGTTCGTGGACTCATATTCTCACCTCACTTTTTGTCTGCCACTAAATTGATTATAATTGTTGTCTGCCAATAAGTCAAGAGGTTTTTAAATTATTTTCGATATATCGTAAATTCACAGTATCACAGTTTCTTAACCTTGTAAACCCCTGTTATTTCCTGTGTTTTTTACAGTTTATATTTTTTTATCTAAATATTAATAATTAAAAATTTAGCAAGATACGCATAATGTAATACACTATAAAAATACTGCCATTTTATAAATTTTATTAAATAATTATTATTGCAGCCTACCTCTGCAATTAAAAAAGACGCAGCCTTTCGCCACGTCTAATGTCACTTTCGGGGACGTTAGGAGCTTTTCCTAACAGGACTTCTCCCCTGTATTCAATTCGGACAGCTGAATTTTGAGCTGTCCGAATTCATTAACATATCCTCTAATATCAGCTAATTTCTTTTTTCACTAGCTCTGGTGGTGGATAGTATCTTTTAAACATATATTTCCTTTCTGTTGCACCGGTGCAACTTGGGTATAAAAATACCACCAATCTTTCGACTGGTGGCTGTTACTTGTTTTCTTTTATTTCTGCTTTATCTTCATTATTGCTTTCTGCCTTTATTGGTCCTTTTTCCAATAATGCAATCAATTCATCAATTGTCATTCCCGGTTTTCCATCTAATATACCATCCATTGAAACACCTCCTGCCTCAATATTACCCTCTCTGTATGCCAACAGAATAGCATTTTTTTAAAAACAAATCAATACACTTATTAATATTATCACTATATTTTTCCTGACACTCTCTCATCAATTCAACCGCTCCATTATAATCAAAATGTTCGCCTTTTGAAATATATCGTACATCTCCTTGATTTGTCACAATAGTCATAGTTTTTATTGTGTCGTGTCTCATAAATACTCCAATATCATTTGCTGAAAAATCTGTTAATCCAGGATGGTTGTGACATAATACCAAAGACTTATCTTTTGCCGAATGCAATAAATGAAACATATCTGAATCAGAATATACATCTACCTCATGCCTTCCACCTTTTATAAATTTAGTTTTTTTATTTGTTATTAAATCTACTACACATGCAACTTCATTACTGTTATTTTCATCTCTCGCAACTTTAAGTAAGTCCTTATGTACCTCTTTTATAAATTTATTATTATCAGAAGTAAAGCCCTTAGGATTAATTTCATTTACTTTATCTATTGCCTGCTCCGTTATTATAACCTTTTTGCCTCTATTTTTCTGTTTTAATACTTCATTTTCCCACTGTTCCTTTCTAGCCACATACATCTTACGGTTGTCCTTATCTAATGAGTACTTAGCCAACCTGTCAAACTGTTCAACCATTCTGCCAGCATATTGCTGTTTCTGGTCCTGTCTGTAATCTTCTTTGACCTTTTCCAGTTCTTTCTTGGTAAACTTGCTATCCGGCTCTTCGTCAAGCTCTGGGAAGTATGTTGTATGTATATCTTTACAGTTTGGATGATAAAGCCCTGCTGCCATAGCAGATGACATAAGCGGATAAGGACCATCAGATGCCTTACCGCCACTCCATACATCATCTATAAGCACCTTTCCAACAAATGGAAGGCACTTAGGACAGGCATTAGCACGCTTATTCATTATAACGGTACTAATTCCCCATGATTGTCTCATTTCGCCCTCTCCGGTCAGATATGCACGCTTGTTAGCTGTCTGAATCGCCATCTTGGCATAGTCTTTCATGGTATGCCTTGCGCCATTTGCATATTCAATACAGTTGATACCTGCTTTAAGGAAATCCTTTGTCGCCATATCAACTGCTTTCTCATATGTTCCTGCACCCGTATTCGCATACACCTGAGCATTGAATATTATCTGCCGGTATTTATCTTCCGACATTCTAAGCATTGCTTTTTCCGCCCTGTTAAAATCTGACTTCGTAGCTTTAATCAGGGCATTAAGCTTTCTTGTGTTAAGCTTGAAAAAAGCACCCTCAGTGCCTTGTGACACCTTGGATGCTTTTAATCCCTTTTTCAATGCTCTTAATATCTTCTGTTCCTGCTCTGTGCCGCCTGTCTGCCTTGCTGTAAATATCATTGCATCAATTGAACTGTTTATATCGCTGAATCTGCCCGCAAAACGTGTCTTGTTATCTGCTTTATATTTTTCTAAGGCTTTAAGCTGTTCTACCTGCCATTGTGTCCAGTTGAATCCAAGTTCATCTTCTTCCGCTCTGTGTCTGTCAAGATTTCGTATCATAGAAGCAATCAGCTCATCTTCTATGGCTCTAAAGGCTTTCTCTATGTCATAATCTGTGTTAAGTGCCATAAGCTACCTCACTTGTTATCAAAACCTGTGAAACTGTTATCAGCGCCATCAACTGAGAAGCCATCTGCCTGCATATTAAGTGCCGGCTCTTCCATATCAGATATACCCTGCTCAGCCTTAAGCCTTGCTATCTCTTCCTGCTTCCATTCATCATCCTTGGTATCTCCATACAACTCATCAACAGATGCCTCTATGCTCATAATGCCGCCCTGCTTAGCCTTGCTTACTGTCTCAACCTGACTTTCAAAGGATGGGTTAGCATATTCGCCAAATGTCACATCAATATCTATATCCTTAATAGCTGTCTTATTAAGCGTGTCTATGGCATTAAATGTTGCTGTAACCAGCTTGGGAAGAACCTTCTGAAGCTGCTCTACAATGTTATTTCTGCTGTAAAGCGTTGCTTTCTCTTTCTCCCTCTGTGCCTCCGCATTATCCAGCTTCTTAACATCTATGCCTAATGTTGATGGGCTCATAATCCCCTGTAAACAAAGATCCAACGCTGTGATATATGTTGCAAGATAGCTTTCGTGTGGGATATTGCCCTGTACAAGCTCTATCTTATTAACTGTACCTTCTGCCATGCTGCCATCTGTTTGTATATATGCATTATCAAAAGCATTAGGCTTTAGCACTTTTCCATCCAGGGGATTCCTTGGTAACATATTCTCCGGTATATATTCCTTTGTCCTATTCTTCCTTAATGCATCCATCCATTGTGACCATGCTTCATCCAGCGCATCGAAGTTATCTATCTTTGCATCAAATATGCTCTTGCCTCGTCCTTTATACTTGGCTGACTTATAAAACATAATAGGAACAGCCATTATAAACTTGTCATTCCAGGTAACATCACTAAGATGTGCCAGCTCCGGTATAACACTTAAATCATATTCCCTGCCGCCTCTTGTAAGCTCATAATGTATGTAGCCTATGCCATAATGTTCAAGTAATACATATTCCTGTCTCTGCACGTTATACACAGTCTTAAACACTATTTCCTTAACTCTTCCCCTGTCCCGGATAATCTCTGTCTTATCACCAGAGTAGAATTCCAATATAGGATACTTGCTAAGGTTCGTATCGAACGATATCTTGAATGCTCCATCACCGATATAAAGCGTTTCTGTTATTGCCTGCTTAACAAGCTCAATGAAATCATTTTCATCTGCTATCTTATCCCATTCTGTCTGCCTGCTGCCAGCATCTATTAAATTCATATCATCTGTTACTATACTGGCCAGCATATCACATAACATAGCAGGGAGACCCACGTGTATCTTTCTTATCTCCATACCTATTGTACAGGATGCAGACCAGAACCTTGTCTTGTCACCATCTATCTGGCTGTATAGCTGTGACAGTTCTTCACTCTCACCTCTGTACCATATCTGGTTCTTTATGGCATTTCCCTCGTAATCAAGAGTTTCCTGTATGCTTATGGATCCATTAACAGCCGGCTGGATGTGCAGCCACGTTCTTATTCCTGTTTTTATCTTCTCTGCCATACTTGTAAATATGTTCACCTCTCTCACTCTCCTATCTGGAATTATGTCTTATTCTCTATACCTATCCTGCTTCGATAAGGAATCCAGCCATACTGTACGCTGTTTACCATATGGTCATTGCCATCCTCAGGCTCACAGTCCTTATCTTCAAGCCACGAATACGTTTCTAACTCTGTCTTGTAATTCGTGCACGTATCGACAATATAAAAGCTTGGCTCTCTGCCCTTCTTGTCATTAAAGGACATCCAGCCAAGCTGTAAGTTAATTCTATCTATTATGGTTACTTTCTTATACGCATTGTTAAATATATACTGGCAGTCAATGTGTTCTCTCTTGTACTTGGCAAACTCTGTTATCGTTGCCTGATCAGCATTATCTATAAACACATTCTTTGACATTCCACCCCATTCTTTTCTGTTACGCTCCAGGAAGTCAATGTAATTCCTTACCGTATCAGACGGAGCTATTGGTATATCAAGTTTTGCATTGTTATACACCTTTTCATCCAGCACTATCAGCTTGCCCTTGTTGGTTATTCCCATAAATGACATAGCAATCGTATCCGGACTCTTGGTTGAATAAGCTGTATCAAGTCCGCTGGTGAATATTATGAAATATTCGCCCTGCATTTCATCAACCTCACGTCTGATGTATGACTTTGCCTGCTCTCTGGTAATGATATGCCTATTGCAGAAATTAGAAAAGACAAGACCGGTAGCCTTGCCTCGTAATCCCAATATCTTATTCTTGTATATCTTAGTACCCGGCGGATAACTTAATTTCTTCTGTTGTATCTTCTCAGGTGTCATAGATATGTTATCTATCATCCTGAAGAACCAATATACCCAGTTCTTAATAGGCTCACATCCTTTCAGATCTTTCCATATTTCTTCCGGTACGTCTGCCTTGTACTTATCAATCGGTCTTGCGTGATTGATGTACTCTGAATATATTGGCAGCGTAGGTGCATCTGGATTAAGTGTACCTACAAAGTATTCAGAACGTCCGAATATCTCTCGTATGAAGTCTATGTTAGCTGTATTGCACTCATCTACCCACACACATCCAAACTGTGAACCCAAGGCATTCTTCCATTTGCTGGCATTATCGTAACCGAGAACATATATTATCTTAGTACTGCTGCCAGCTTTGAATTTAATATGTGGAAGTTTATTCTCTTTATCACCATTACCACAGTATTCAAGATTGGGAAATATCTGCAGCAATCCCATATCAGCATTTATTATATTCTTCTCAATAACACCTGTTGTATTACCGGCTATAACATGCAGCTTCATATCTGATTCAGCTACATTCATAATAAACTTAACAGCTACTGTTGTTGTCTTTCCTGATGCAGTTGAACCCTCTAAAAACTCTGCTCTTGCAGGTGTGTCTATGTAATCCCAGTACTTATCACTTAGAAGCATCCGGCTCACCCCTTGCTTTACGCTGTGATAACAGCTCTGCCAGTTCGCTCCTGGTTGTATCGTTAACATTAGCCTCTATCTTCTCAGTAAATATTCCCAGATGTTTACCAAGCAGTTCCAATGCCCGAACCTTATCGAAAGATTTCACTTCCAGTCCATCTCTGCCCTTCTTGATAACTGCCAATGCTCTCTTCTGTTCTTCTGTAAGTTCATCTGTCAGTACCGGCTCTACTGTCCTATACATTATAGGCTTGCCATCTTCATCTAGAACATCAACCAGCACTCCATCAACTTCTGTCTGCATCTTTTTCTCTACTACACGGGAATAGTCCGCATTATTAGAAAAAGCTATCAAGGCCAGCTCCTTGATAACTCTCTCCTGGGTTATCTCTGTACTCCTTGATAGCTCTTTTTGTCTTTTTGCTATATATTCCTGCACCTTAACATTTCTTAACAGTCTTGATGCTGTCTGTTCTGCTGTTTTCGGTGAATACCCTGCCCTGATAGCTGCCTGTGTGGCATTAAGGTCTATAAGGTATTCTTCACAGAATCGCTTCTGTTTATCTGTTAATGCCATACAATCAGCTCCTTTTTACCTTTTTCAAATGAATAAAAGACCATGCTTTAGCAACTTTTTGTTAAAGCATAGCCTTTTTAAATGTTTCATCAATATAAAATTACTTTTTATTTTTCTTATTATAATCTTTATTAAACTCAATTATGTTACTGATAAGTTCAATTACTGATACAATAATAACTGGCATATTCACAATAACTGTATCATTATCAGTAAAATTTTCTATCATTTGATATGTTGTCGTACATATAACTGCAATATATGCAGCAATCTTCCAAGTTAAAACAGCATCATGCTTTTTATCTCTAGCATATAATTTTATAAGTCCAACAATTACTAATGTAATAATGATTATAGTTATTATTGTGGTAAATATCTTAATCAACATATTATCCATTTATTTTCCCTCCTATTAATCTACTATATCGACATACATTTTAATTTTATTAACATATAATTATAAACATGCTATAAATATTTTATAAATTTTAAGCTCCTATTTGAACTAAAATCATATAACCACAACATGCAAAAATTATTGTAACCACATTTGTAAAAATATTTATACAAATTGAACGTTTTTTTGTCTTAAATATATATTCAACATTACAAAATTTACACACCAAATGCACAACCAACGATCTTATAATTATAAACAGCAGAATAAATATAACTGTTCCATAAATAAACATGAGAAATCTCCTTGTATTATTAACTCTCATCATTACCCATCAATAAATTAGCTCCATATTTTTGTAATTCTTCCAAATAGTTTTGAACTTCATCATCTAATATTCCACTTTCTTTCATCTCTTTATAAATTTTTAGTTTATTATTATAATTTTCAAGTTCTTTATTTTCCAAATCCATTTTTCGTTCTTCTAAGTCCAACTTTTCTTCTTCAACCTCAATTCCTACAGTCTTTATTTGTTTATATATATCTATAGGATTAGGCACTTTTATATTACCTATTTCTCCACCGCTAATCACAACATATAAACCTAAAATACCTATTAATGTTTTTGAAAACTTTCCTTTATTTTTATATTTTTCCTCATCTTTTTTTGCATCATATGTCTTATCTAAATTTCTTTTACCTGAAGTAAATGAAATTACACCCTTTGAATTAAGATTAAGCATAATGGATAGTTCATTTTCTTCAACAACCTTTTTCATATAACAGTCTACACATTGCATAACCTTTGTTATAGAGGTTAAATCTATCGGTTTACTTGTATTTATATGCATCTGAAAAGAATATGCTTCACGCCAATAATATATTGGATATATCATATCTAATATATACTTTCCATATTCATTTAAATTACATATTCCCTGATATGAAGACAATACTTTCAGCAATTTTACATGTAAATTATTATAATTTATTACCTTAATAATCTTAATCTTACGTCTTTTTTTATATGGACATTTAACACTATAAATTGGTACATTTTCAATATCTATTTTTGTTGTTACTTCAATTTCATCTTCTTCACTCAAATCATTCTGTTCATAATATTCCCCAACCTCTGCAAATGCGATTTTATCATCATGAATTCCTGGAATCATAATAATATCACCTATTTTCAAATCATACATAAATTTACTACATTTACTAATTGCTTGACCTGGTCTTTTATCTCCATAAATATTTTTAATATTTTCCCTCAGTATCTCTATCTGTTCTTTTTTCATTGAACCAATATCTGTACTTAAATCTATTATATTCCACCCTAATGCTACATAATTTTCATTTAAATATTCATCAAAAAAATAACCTTTTTTTGTTCTAACCATCCAAAAACTTATATTTCCATCAACATATGGCAATTGATAATTCAATAATTCTTCAATAAATTCTTCTTTAATTTGTTCCATAATATCCCCCTATAAATTTTTATTTAATATTATATCAACAACTATCAAAAATCAACAAAATAAGACACCAGCTAATGCCAGTGCCTTACGATATGGAGGTATACACCCTTTTATTAATGTTAGGAGTAATGGTGCCAGCTCTCACCAGCACCACCGGGGATATTATTGAATTCAGACTTGCGTATGTCTGTGGAACAATGCACCTTACATCTGTTCCACGATAAATATTACCACATATAAAACGAACAGAACGAACAAAACGAACAGACTTTTATTTTTCTTTCAAAAATCTTTCAACAGCCATCCTGCATCCATCTGCAGTATAATGTTTTCCCATGCTATGTGCAACTTTTATCCAGGAATATTTGTTAATGTATCTGTACGTAATCATCCTCCTCATAGTGCTGCTCTTTATCTGGTATATGTAATGCTCTGCAAGTGCTATCTGATGTTCTATCTTCTCCAGAACATCTTCCTGCTGCGACTTTCTTAACATCAATAATGCCATCTGATTATCATATTCCGAATATGGGAAGCCTTCTATCTTGAAATGCTGCTTGCCACCATTTCCGCCTGATACACTATCTATTACAGTATATCCTTCCTGCTCCATCTTACTTATCCTTTTCTCTATCTGAGATATAGATTCTTTTAATGATTCTCTCTCCTTTACCAAGTCTTCATACTGTATCAATATTTCTTTGATATTGTACTGTTCTTCCACTCGCTACACCTCTCAAATATATTTTTGTATAAAAAAATGCCAACCATCAAATAATGACGGCTGACACCCTTCAATCAATTAATCCAAAATTTCTTTTTCAATATCCTGCAGAGCATATTCAATATATTTCATCCATTTTTGTCTGCTATAATTCGACGTATAAACATTATATGTAGCACAAACCATAATCATTATAATCAAAAATGATATAAAAATTGCAATTATAAATGTTACACCTTGTACATTTAAATTTTTAACATTCATTGAATCAATTATATCAAATACACTTGCCATTGTTGAAATCATTAATGAAAAAATAGAAACACAGAAAGCTAATTGTGAGAATGTATTTTCTCTAAAATTTTTATATAAATCTAGCTGTACTTTAAGTTTTAAGATTCTATTTTTATCTCCATTTATATATTCTCTTAATGCTTTTTTTGCACATATTATTTCATTAAAATCGCATATTGATTTCTTTTTACAATTTTCAAGTTCATCACACAATATGATAATGTCCTCTTTATTTTTCATATGATATCCTCCTCCATGCTATAATAATAGCACAATACCGTCATTATTCAATTGTCAAAGAACATTTATTACTACATCCAATCTTCTGAAAATGATACCTGTGCATTACAATCCTTAATCAGCATCATTGTATTTGTGCTTGGTATCCAGTTCTTTACATACTCCACAGCTTCCTCGTATTTAAGCCTTGGTGTATTAGCTCTTGAATTGACATTAAAGTAATCCTTATAATCGTGATTGATTTCTGAGAACACCTTCCTGCCTATCTCCCTATATGCATTAGACTCCTTTCCACCTACCAGTTCTATAACCCTTGATGATATAAGCTCACTCAAACTGTGCTGCTGTCCATAATCTATGTTCATAGTGTTTTCTAACTTTGTAACCCTATCAGAAACATCATCTATCATACCTAACTGTATCCTCATCATTTCCTGTGTTGAAAGCGGCTTCTGATAGCTTCCTGTCTTTCGTATGCTTGGAAGCACCTCTGATGTTACCCATTCTGTAAATCTCTCAGCGCTTTCTTTTCTGCTCTGAAAGATTGTCTTATAGAGATTACTTTCATTTATAAATGTCGCATTCTGTTTTCTTCCTATATTATCTATGACCTCGGCAGTACCGACCCCATCTTGTTTGAGTCTATTTTTAACATCTGTAATATGTGTAATTTCTAACGCTTTGCATACATCCGCCAAACAAAACATAGGCTCGCTATCTACTATAACCGTCCTTATCTGTCCAAACTCACTATTGTTAAATATCTGTAACTCCATTCTGTACCTCCTACAACACATATACTCTGTCACTTAACACATCTTCCGGATTCAGCTCCTTATTAACCTCTTTTACCATATTGTTAAAATCATCCATATCCATATCTTCATCATACTTGTATACGATCAGCTCATGTATACTGCTTGGAATTACAATAATCTTACCTGCGTTTGCAATCCTCTTAATTCTATCTATAGCATATATTGCACCTGCCCCATGGAATTTATTTGCATTGGAGGCAATTATCATTCTTTTTGTCGCGGCCTTTGTGGCTTCTATTAATTCTTCTGCTTCACCATCTTCCCGCATCATTTCTGCAAGTATGTTATCAAACGAATCCACATATGCATTCTTAACTGTATTGCTTCTTGCTATCTCCCATGCGGTTTCTTCCTTCATTCCAATTTTTTTGAGGAGCCTTGCCGGTATCTTCATTATCGCACCTCTTCCTGGTGTATTAAGCAATAATGCTGCAAGACAATCATCCACACCTTCTAGATATGCATTATGCCTTGTTAGGTTTACAGGCTCCACCCCTTCCCTACAAAGCGTAATAAACATCTTATCTTTGAGGTATTCTGCATTAAGCAAATCTTCCATCTTTATATCACACGTTTTATGTTCTTTATACAATGCAAGAACTTTGTCAGCAGCCGTGCTTACGCTATCCTCATTCCTTATAATTTCATCTGTGTAAATGATTGGGGTAGGATTAATCTCTCCGATTATCACAATCCCCTTGATTGTTACGCCATTCTTATACGTATCTTTAATTTCTGCTACATATCCTCTATCTCTTAATTCATTCACTATATCCTGTCTGTTCATAGTCAATTCTCCTTATACCTCCAATATTTTTTCACAGGTGTTTCGTCCTTCTTCTGTCAGCTCCGCCTTGTATAACACCTCTGGATTTATCTCCTCATAGGCAGACTTCACCTGTAAAAGCCTGTCTGTTTCTGAAACAAGATCCTTACCGAACCTGTTAAGATACTCTAAATCTAACATGCATACTCCTTCCGTCAGTTACTAAGCAGCGAATCATAAAACTCATCTGACCGCCGTTCACGCTGACTGTAATTTGTAAATTTATTTTTCTTTGCGCGCGCAGGCGCTATATTATTTAGTTTTTGTTTTTGTTTATATATGGCTACGGTTTCTCCTACGGTTTGTACTTCGGTTTGTACTACGGTTTCTCCTACGGTTTGTACTTCGGTTTGTACTACGGTTTCTCCTACGGTTTTCCCTACGGATTTGAAAGTACAAATTTTATATTTATTGGGACTTCCTTTTTTTCCTCTCTGGAATTCTATCAGCCCTGCTTCTATTAATTTATTCCTGTTTTCGACTAACGTAGCCTCTCTTGACATCTGACAACGAGACATTACTCGCTGGTTATCTACTTGTATCCACTCGCACCACCCTGCCATATTATTGATACTTAATAACTTGTAGTACAATAATTGCGCAGCACTCGGCAAATAATGACTTTCGAGCCACCTTTCAAACCCGTTCAGTTGTTTTATATAGTCGATTCTCTGCTCTGTATTCACGGCTTCACCTCTTCCAGCACCACTTCTATACGTGGATTATGTTTATCTATGAAGAAATGGTCCTCAAAGCCTACTATGTTATTCCAGCCGTCATTATCAAGCACCTTACACTTAACAAGTGCATCCTGTATGAACTTATGTGCAACCCCTGCTATATTATCAAGGTCACGCTTTCTGTTAGGCTCATAGAATGTGTATTTAATCCGGACTGGATTATTTATATGGGTACGCTTAAGATTAAGCCTTATAGCGTTAGATATGATCATCTGATACTGCTGCTTCATATCGTTGCCAGTACTATGCCGGTTATGAAAGCTTCTTTCTGCTTTCAGGTATTCGTTTAATCCTGGAAGCGTACCCTTGATTGTAAATGTATAGAGCATTCAGCTCCTTTCCGCCCTGTGGAAGTATGTACCACAGGGCTTATATGTATTTCTGTGACAACGTAGATTGTGTGATATTATAAAGTCACAGATAACTCCTTCCATATCTTTTCCTAAATGCTTCTCTAGCTGGATCATTCTCATATCCATATAATTTATGATAATATTCTTTCTCCCAGGCTAACTGACCAGCAATCTTACTAAGCTTTTCAGCAGCGCTATTATTATGTATTTGCCTAATTCCACCAGACATATTGTGTTCATCATCACATACAGGTATTTTAATGCCATCCTCTTCTGCTAATTCCCTAATTCCTATACCGAATAATAAATGATGCTCTGTCTGTGTAGGCTTTCCACATAATGCACAATATCCTGAATATCTCGTTACTACACTATCTGTTTTCATCCTATACCTCACCTATCAAATCACTTGACCATATTGGCACTTTAAGAACCTTTGTATGTTTGCAATAATCACATTGCTCACACCTTATAGGATCTATTTCATTATTCTTAAGTGCTATTATCTTAGGTACATTACTTTTAACCTCTGCTAAAGCCTCATCAAGAAGCGACTGCTCACATGCTATAACCTGTATATCAGGCTCTTTTTCCTTTGATACTGCAGCTATAAAGAATGGAAGCTTTTTTCCGGTGTTAATCTCGACAACTCTCTGATAAACAGCTCCCTGGATGTAATATCCCCATTCATACAGAAAATTCATATTCCCTACATCAGCATGATAGAATGTTTTGGTTATACTCTGACATGTTTTAAGATCAACAATGCACTTATTCTTGATATAACTATCAATCTTAATTTTCCATTTAGCACCGAACATATCAGCAGTCATTATTACCTGCTTTTCACCACTCATGTAAGCCATAAATAAATCATCACGTTCACATCTATTAATCATTTCATTGGCCTTAATATATTTAGCCATAAGGGAACCATCTTTCTTAAACATGCATGAGTGTTGCGCTTTGAATGTATCAAGAGTTCCTTCAAAATGTGCATCAACATAAGAACCAACCATAAGTGCGTCAGAATCTTCCATATTTTCAACCCACTCTTCATTAAGCTTTGCCAATGCATAAGCTTCACATCCCGGACGGCCAAGTGAACCAACAAAATTCTTATACTGCGATACACTTAAATACTCCTTATCGGCTTCTGTACTATAATAATTCTCACTTGTTAGTAACATCTGCAGTACCTCCCATAGGATTAGGAACTTCCTCTTCTACCGGAAAATAATCTTCAGCTTTAGCCTGTCCGTCTTTAAGGGCCTTATATACTCCCTTTAGGTTAATAAATTCATCTTCTCCGAAATCCGCACAATTACGTTCCGCATACTTTTCTATCTGTTCTCTTGTAACTTTGAATTCAACTTTAAATGCATTAATAAGCTTAGTTACTCTTTCATTAATAGGCTCCTTGCCTATTCCTTTCCTAACTGTTTCCTTACACTCTCCAACAGCCATATCTACAACATCTCCTGGTATAACTCCAAGAATACATGCCCTCATTCGTCTTGCACCAAAGTTAGCTGTCGCCTCATAGATATCTCTACTATCTGTAAGCTGATATGTACCCTTCTTAGTGTCTCTCTTATGCTCTACTGTAAATATCTTGGTTACTCTTGTATTTGATTCCAGATCCCATGCATATGCCATCATCTCTGATGCACCATTCTTCTGTTCAAGCTCTATAACGCCATAATCAATATTACCCCAGTTCTGAGCAAGCGCTTCTGCAAGCCTTATAGATGGTCCCATAACCGTCTGTCCGCCTCTTGGATAAGAATATATAGCCTGCTCTGCTAAAGTTGCCCTCTGGCACGTTCTCTTGATTCTCTCCATTGCATCATATTCATCTCTTGGGAACTTCTTAGCCATTACTATTGCCCCCTGAACTTCCTGTGCCTGTCTGCTTATCATCATCTCTGTCTGTGATGTTTTAGAAACAGCCATCTGCTGTCCCATTGGTATCATGCTGTCCATTATTAATTAAACCTCCTATAATTCTGTAACTATTAAATCTGTATCATCTGTTGTTCTTGTTGCTATAAACTGCAGTCCCTTGTCCTTACATTTCTTATAAAGCTGATTTCTAAGTGTTGTAGAAAGCTTCTCCACACCATCTATAAGCAGAAGCTGTATTCCATTCGGCTTCTGCAGAGCTACATCAATACATAAATCCAGCTTTTCACCCTCTGATAAATTACTGATTGGAAGACCGCTAATAAGAGGTATACCATTTTCAACTGAAAGTCCTTCAATTGGTATGCTGCATTCTTTCAGTATTTCACCCGGTAATGTTCGTGCTTTCTCAATCTTATCTGTGAGAATCTGTGACTGCTTTGCCAGCTCGTCTACCTGATCCTGAAGCATTACCATTCTGTCATACTCATTAATATGGGCTTTCATATCTTCAATAGCTTGTGCCTGTTTACTAAGTTCAGATGTATCTCTTATATCCCTATCAACATACTCATTGTACTCAGCACATTGTGCGTTATATTCAGCAACGGAGGCCTCATAAGTTTTATCTGCCAGAGCAAGCTTGTCTGCCTTCTTAGATGCAAGACTGCTCTGTTCCTGCCTTAAACTTACAATCTGTCCTTCAAGTCTTGTAATATCCTCTGTTATCTGCTTATCACGAGAACTGAACTCTCTTTCAATAGCAGCTTTTTCAATCTCTCTATCTGCCTCAAACTTACGGATTTTATTGTTCTTGTTCTCAATCACCTGCTTGGCACGCTCCACAAGCTGATTATCACGCTGAATACTTTCTATCTGTCTATAGATATCTCCGGCAGATGCATTTCTCCACTTCTCAGCGTCATAACCTTCTGGAAGTGTCTTTCCTATGTCTTCTATGAACGCTATCTTATTTCTTCTGTCTCTGTCTATATTCCTTCTGTTCTGGTAATACTCTCCATTTTCACTCTGAATATCATTAAGAACTGAAAGAATATTCTGATCATAATTAACCCATGCTGGTATCTCTCCAAACCATTGCTTAATAGTGTTCATATCCCAGTCATACTGAATCATATCCAGAATAATTGCATTCTGCCGTTTCTTATCCATAGCTATAAACTCTATTGGATTAAGCTGCAAAGGAGTAAATATCTCCTTAAGAAAGGCTTCTGGACTTCCTATTTCACGCCCATTCTGTTTAATAGATTTGTAATCCGCTCTATTGATACGGCTCTTTCTATTAATAGATAATCCGCTGTCTGTCTCAATAAGAATTTCTCCTTCAACAGTTCCCCGTCTTACGATTACATCTCTGCCAGATTTATTGGTTAATGCATATCTTATGGCATCAAGTACTGATGACTTACCTACACCATTTGAACCTGAAAGCTCTATACTTTCACCATTCATTTTAAATTCCCTAATTCCTAATATATCTCTTATCTGTATCTTTGTTGTTTTCATTCATTCCTCCAAATATAAACTGATACTGTCCGTTCTCAGACATCCTAAACTGTCTTAAGTAACGCTGCCTTTCATCCTGGCAATCACATTTCTCTCCAGGATCCAGTCTTGCGCCACAATGTAAACATTTGTAATTCCACATTGCTTTTTACTCCTAAATGTTCTACACTATAACTGATGTTTTTTATTAAGTTGCGGTGTTGTTAGTGCTACTAGCTCACCGCAGCTCTTTTTATATATTTCTTAATCTGTAATCACCTATTGGAACACCTGCTTTACACTCCAGCCTGTGAAGCCTTAACATCCACTTGGATGCATCTTCGATTCTTCCATCTGCAATAGCTGCATTGATTCTCTTGTTAAATGCAATTATTTCCCCGGTTATCCTCATTGTTTTATTTTCTCCTTTATCGTTTTCTGCTTAATAACACTTCTGGCATATCTTTGAGCTGCTTCCTTAAGATCAGCAACTGCTCTAGCCCTTTCGTCCTCTGACAGTTGTGGTGAATGCACATTCACAACACACCCATCAGGGAATACTGTTGTTTTTAAATCGTATTTCATACATACCACCTCTTATGCTTATACTTACTGTCTTATATGCTTCTGCTGATTGTCCTGATTACTGCTTTTAATCACAATATGATATGTGACAATGTGGACAGCCTGTTATTAATGTTGAGCCGGCTTCTTCTACTGAAATTCCAGTTTTATATCCGCCGTGGTTAATCTGTGCATAAATATCACTATTGCAACTCCAACATTTTCCACTTTCTGGTGCAAAGTGTGGATATCCATTCTCTTTGCAATACTTATCCTGTGCTGCTCTTGCTTCACTTGAATTAAAATGTGCCATAATATCACCTCTTCCTATCATCTCTGCATAAAATTAATATTGTTATGCAGATAATCGTTGTTATTGCTACTGCTGTTACATTCATCTTTTTGCTCTTTGCGTAAATATCTTGTTTAATCTTGTTTTAACTCCTATACTTTAATCACAGGCTATTGCCGTAGCCGAGTAATCACGAAAGGAGTAGCTTATTATGATTAACAATGATGTATTACTTCAAAAAACAGTTGAAATAACAATTGCTAAGTTATCTAACTCATCAGCACACACTAATAAAGAAGGTGGTGCTGCTGTTGCTGATTTTATGCAACAAATCTATGATAAGTTGGCTGAACTAAGCAAAAATGATTTTTCTAAATAATTTGTTATTTCATCTTGGCTCTTGCTGTTATAAGCTCTGCAAGAGCCTTTGTTTTATCCGCTATTTCGTTTTCATATAAGCTAGATGCACTATTATTTTTCACAATATCTGTTATATGAATAGCTAATTCTGTTATCAGCAAATCTACCTGTTCTTTCACGCTCTCACCTCCTTGTATGTTACTTGCTTAAAATAATTCTTGAACTTATGTTCAATTTTTGTTAACATTAACTTGTCCTTATCGGGCAGGAAAGGAGACTCTATATGCTACTTATAGAAAAACTTATCTGCCCTGTTCTTTTTAGTTAAGGTTGCAATTGTGGTTACCCAAAGCACGTTAAACTGGGGTATAATGTAATAATTGATATGGCGTAACAAATGCTCGCAAGAGTAACGGGTTGGAACTGGTTAATAAATCCTCACCATATCGGGATGTTCCTTGCTTTCCACCAGCTAATGGGCAGGTAATTAATGCTGAACTAAAACAGCATAAGTGGTGGAATACTTGATAGAAACACTTAGCGTTATTATGTGTGATGAAAATCTGCAAAGTATAAAAAGTAAAAAAATTTAGCACTAAACTGTTAGAGATAACGCCTCTGACAGTTTTTTGTTTTATTACGAATTTCTTATAAAAAAATACTTTACTATTTCCTTATCTTCTATTTTCAACAACTCTTTCGCTTTGTATATTTCACTCTGTGTCCATTGTCTTACGCCTGTAAGTTTTAGCGATACACTTCTTTCAGATAATCCCATTTTTTTTGCAAAACTAATTTGATTTCCATATATCTCTTTAATTCGATTTTTCAATTTTTGATTATCGAATTTCACACTCTCACCTCCTTGTATGTTACTTGCTTGAATTGTTATTCTACATTTTGTAAA